ATTATTTATGTCCTATATTATGTTGTTCTTCAGCAAACGCAATTCCACTAACAAAACTCAATAAGTGTCCTTCTCCCATACAATTTTCATACTCAATATATCCTTCTATACGTTTTTCAGGACTCAATGGCTTCCTTGCTTCACGCAGCATCCTATTCTCAGTCTCTAACCAAGCTGCATATTTACTGGCGCTATTAAATGCTTCATCCTCTTCATCCTCCGTCATCGGCTTTCTTTTCGGCTCGTGGCGGGTGAATCTGTCAGGATATGCTTCCTTATATTCCTTAATTGCTTCAGCCATATAAGATGCATCTTCAGTAGATCCGCATGAAATGATTTGATCTCTTGCAGTTAACCATCCAGCAAATAGATAAATTGCTCCTTCATTTGATTCCCATAATTCTATTTCTTTATTCATATTCTTCTCCTAATTAAACTATAGCTTTATTTCTAACTTCTTCAAAAGTATATTCTTTAATAATTTTACCATTTTCAAATACTGTTTCTAATACTGGAGTAGGCCAATCTTCAACACCAGAATAATATCTACCATTTTCTTTATATAAAGTTACTCTACCTTTCTTAGAAGATTTATTAGGATCTGTAATAGGATCTTTAAATACATGTCTCCATTCACCATTTACTCGAATTGCTGAACATTTCATTGCAAATTTTTGAGTATCTCTATCTATTTGTTGAAGAAGAGCACCACCTTGACCAAACAAAATATTATCAGAACTATATCCATAAAAATCAGCAGTTTCAAGAATAAGATCTATCATCTTACCATTGATACCATCTCCTTGAAGGACTTTAACATTATTAATAACTTTATATCCTTTAGAGTTTACAGTATGTCCAAAATAACTATCTAATATACAAAGACATTCTGAAACAATTAAATTTGGAATACCACTATCTGGACGAACAACAAGTTTAACATTATTGTCAATAATATCTTGTTTTAATACTGCGCCATACATATGACATGCTTTGTAGATATCATAACTATCAGAAACAATTGATACTGTACCATTCGGATTATTACGAATCATATTACGATAAGAATCAACTTCGTTATCTCGTCCCCAAGACGTTACGGTAGAATGTTCCATTGCTGGAACGCTAAAACCTGCAATCCCACCATTATAATAAGAACGTGCAAAACAAAGACCAGCAATATTATCAGTCCCCATAAAATTGACTAGGTGCGCTGCTCCACCAATCCCAGAACTTTCAAGACTAGATACTCCTCTAGCACCGAAATCATGTAAACGAAAATCAATGTCACTAGGATTACCGTTTTTCTCTAACCATTTTAAAATAATCTTTTTACTTTCATAACTATTGGTTGCTACAGTTGTGGGATACCAAACTGCACGAAGTAATGCTGTTTCGAGGAAAGTAGTTAACCAAAAACATTTTGGGTCAGTATTTTCTATTGTAACCAACACATTTTTAACAGGAACGATAGTTCCTTCGGGAACTGCTTTAATAACTACCGGCAAAAATCCATTATATTTATCAAGAATATATTCCCATCCTTCTCTATAAAAAGGCTCGCCGTGATTTTTGATAATATCTTCTGCGAAATCAATATCATCTTTTGTAATAGGATCAAGTAGATATTCTTTAATAAATGCTTGTAATCCAAAGAATAAAGTAGAATCCCATTTACCTCCTCTACTTTCAATATATGAATATACTATTTCAGTACCTTTTGGATATTGATTAAACATACTGTATTTGTATGAATCACTATTTAAAATAATATTCTTTTTCATGTAATAAATCTCCTTTATTAATATAATCCATATCGTCTATCAATATGAATTCAATCTTATCAAAAATATTATAATCTTGATATTTTTCTAATTAAAATTACTCATCATTAAGCTCCATTAGACTCATTGGGTTGATTTGAGCGTGACGCAATGCGCGACGATATTTAATCTTTTGTTTTGCGGCAGCCTTCCTATTATTACCATAACGCGGAATATTAGGACAATCCATCCAATTAACAAGAGCATTATAAATCTCTTCTTTTGAAGCATTATTCCGACAAGCAAACTGATATTCACGTTTAGCGCGTTGCCCAGAACGACGATTACTATCTCTATTTGTGCGACTCATATTGTTCCTCTTTATGCTCCTACAAAATTGGAAATTATTTCGTAATGATCTTCAAAAACTTCACTAGAATCTAAACGTGCAATAGGAATCCAAGAAGCCTTTTCTGCATCATCTTGACCTTTTACTTTAGGAAGTTCTCCATCAGGAAGTTGAATATAATATGCATGAGTAATAGTTCTTCCTCTTGCTGATCTATTAATAGCATCAAATACTTTATTAGATTTAATACTACCTAGCAAAACTGGAATAGGAACCTTAATTCCAGTTTCTTCTTTTAATTCCCTAATAGCACAAGAAACCATACTTTTATCTTTATTTGCATCTAGAAATCCTCCAGGTAAAGCCCAAAGTCCTTTTCCTGGTTCTGATTTACGTTTAATCATAAGAACATGACCAGATTGAACTACTATTGTATCAGTTGTAACAAATACAGGAGGATAAGGTAAGCATTCATATTGTTTCTTATAAGTTTTAATAAATTCTCTTTCTTTTATGATTTGATTGTATTCCTCTTCAGTCTTGAAATGTTCTAGGAACTTAAAGATTGAACTAGGAACTACTCCTTTAATGAAATTCATATTAGCATCTTTACGGAAATAAAGATCTCTAATATCCGTAGAATGAAGGGATTCAATTAGATCAACATGAACTCGTTCCCATTGAGGAAACATACTAAGATAAAAAGTGCTTTCATCTTTATCATGACCAATAATACCAATTTTTGGATTACTTTTTGTTATATAACCATCAACAATTTGTTGAACTTTGATTGCCCAAGCTTGATCATTATAAATTGAATCGGAGATATAATCAATACAAACATTTTTTCTTATATTATTTTCTGTACAAACCATATCAACCATAACAATCCTATCATGTTCAGTAAAAGGATTTTTATAAGTTCTTGGCTGAAAAGCTGATCCAACAATCAAAACTACTTTTTCAGCAATTTCAGAGGCTTTTTTAATAATTTCTAAGTGGGCATTGTGAACGGGTTGGAATCGTCCAATAAAGACGATGATATCGTATTTTTTATTCATAACATAACTCCTATGTTTTATTGACATAAGAAGGTCTATCCTTCTTACTTGTATTTAGTATACATCATTTTTTACCAAAAGTAAAGCAATAAAAAAGGGGACCGAAGCCCCCTTTCGTTACTTTAAAGTAACTTTTTACTTAGCTACCAATCCTTTGTCTACAGACTCAACAATTTGATCTCCAATCAGACCAGCAAAAGATGAGAACACCTGTAGCAATACACCAGCAATAGCCAAAGCAAGCCAACCAAAGAACACGAACCCATAGTGCAAAGGGGCAACAAAAAGTTCCTCCATGAACCAGAAGGTATGACCCCATTCATTTAGACCTACGTTTGGTAGAATCATAAATGGACCTACAACAGTTACTAGATAAGGAAGACTTAGACCTTCAGCAAAATAAGGAAGTCTTGTCTTAGCATATAGGAATGCAGCAAATCCAGTGATGATGTAGATTGGGTAAGTCAAGTAAAATTCAATAATATGACTTGGTGTAAAGTCAGTATCACGAACAATAGTTTGATGCCAAGTTCCGTCTTGTTCGGTGAAATAAGAGGCTCCCCAATAAATAGCATTTGCATAAGCAAATAACCAGACTAAGTGAGTCATATTACGACGAAGTTCTTCCCTTGGAGTAATTGCAGCAAGGTTACGATCCCTTGATTTCCAAATATAACCCCAAAGAATAGAAGCCGTAGAAACTTCTAAAACAATTTCAGTATATAGGAAATTCATCCAGTAAGTTTCAAACTCTGGTGCAAATGAATCTAGTCCAGCAGACCAACCATATACACCTTCATACCAACGTACCCATATGTAAAATACAGTATAGATACCGAATGCAAATGTCAACCAAGACTTATTGAGTAGTGGTGCATCTGCAACAATTTTAACATCTTTAGCTAAAGTAGCCATATCATTACCTCTTGTGTTTTATAAACAAAGTCCTTTTCTACGAAAGAGTCCATTCAATTCATTTCACAACTATATTTATACCACAAAAAAATGTTCTTGTCAACTATTTTTTTATATAAATATTAAAAAACTATTGTTGGAGATAAAATGTTAACTTTTAAAGAATTTTTAGATGAAACTCAAGAACATACCAGTGCAGACACATCATTAAATCAAGTTTCTGCTGGGTTAAAATATGCAGTTTCTAAAGGATTAATCAAACCAAATAGTACAAATGTAGATCATGGTGGTGGAAGATATGATGCTGGAAAATCTCATGTAGAAAATTCAGTAGAAGGGTCTGAGCTTCATGTTCATGATCCTTTTAATAGATCAGAAGAACATAATAAAGAAGTTCATAAAAAAGCTAAAGGGAACTCTGACTATGTTGGAATGCATAATGTATTAAATGTAATAAAAGAACCAGAACATAGAATTGAAGCTATGAAAGCTGCAAAATTTTTCATGAAACCAAAATCTGGTATAGTACATTTTACAGTATATGAAGGAGATAAAAAAGGTAATGGAAGAATAACTAAAGCCGATAAAGGAAGAGGAAGTTCTTGGCAAGAACATAGACCAACATCTTCTTATATTGAAGAAGTTAAAAAAGTTTTCCCTGAAGATAGTCATCATATAGAAGTTAAAGGACAAAATATTATAGTGAGACAAAAATGAAATCTTTTAAAGAATTTATATATGAAGAAAGAAAAATAGGTAAAGTTATTGGTGGAGAACATTATATTCATAGAGATTATGAAAATTTAATATCAGATCAAGAAGGATTAGAAAAAGCAAAATCTAAATTAAATTCAGAACATAGAAATAGATATAATGTAGTAAAACATAATAAGAAAGAAGGAACATTTTCATTTATACATTCTCCTGATTTCGATGAATCTGATGAACCTATTTCTGGAGAGTCACATAAAGTTAAACCTGATGGATCAATAACTATAACTAAACAGAAAAAAGACCCCCAAATTTGGCATCATAAATGGCAATGGGTTGGTGATGACTATAAAGGATTTGATGTAGAAAAATCAAAACAAAGATCTAAAGATTGGGGAAAAGTTACCGATAAAATTAAACAAGAACGTCCAGAAGAAAAAGTTATGAATAAAATTGGAACTAAAAGTTATTGGGAAAAAAATGTTGTTCCTTATATAAAATAATGAATAATCTTTTTAAAAAACAAAAAATAGATATAGAAAACGAAGAAAGTTTTTCTTTATTTTTATCAAAATTAAAAACAATATATCCAAATAATGATATATTTAATTCTATTGAACCAATAACTATTAATACACATACTCATGATGATTTTGAAACTAGATTATTTTTATCTGGAGAAGCAGAATTTATTATAAATAATATAAAAATAATATGTAATAGAGGGGATTATATTGAGATATATTCAAATACTCCTCATTCTTTTAACTATTATGGTGGGGAAGAATTAAAAGTTTTAAGATTTTTTTCAAATAACACTCAATGGCAAGCAAATTTTAAATAAGAGAAAAGAAAATGAAAACATTCACAAAATTTATGTCTGAGATAAAAGAACCAACAGGGGAATTAAAAAAATCTTGTTGGAAAGGATATACTGCAATAGGATTAAAAAAGAAAAACGGAAAGATGGTTCCTAATTGTGTTCCAGAAGAAGTTGATTTAGATGAAACTGCCGCATGGCAAAGAAAAGAAGGAAAAAATCCTGAAGGTGGTCTTAATAAAAAAGGTGTAGAATCTTATCGTAGAGAGAATCCAGGTTCTAACTTACAAACTGCTGTAACTACTCCTCCATCTAAATTAAAAAAAGGAAGTAAAGCAGCAAAGAGAAGATTATCATTTTGTAAAAGAATGAGGGGTATGAAGAAGAAATTAACTTCTGCTGAAACTGCGAGAGATCCAAATTCTAGAATTAATAAATCTTTGAGAAAATGGAATTGCTGATGAAAACATTTAAAGAGTATATATCAGAAATTTATTGGGTAAAACCAAAACCGAACAAAGAACAAAGTGAGATTGGATTTCAAGTTGGTAGTAGTTCACATGCTCATGTAAACAAACAACTGAAACGTTTATCTGATCCAAAAAAGTTTAAATCTTCGTTATCCAAAGCAAAAGTTATAAATTATAATCAAAACAAAATTAAAAATGTGGATAATACTGATGCTGCGGATAAAGGAGCTTTTAAACAATTGAATAAACAGAAACAAAAAAGAGTTTCAAACATATTTAAAAAATCAAGATCGGTAGAAACTCCAATTATTCTAAAGCATAGAGAAACTGGTCATGAACATTTGTTAGCTGGAAATACTAGAGCCACATATGGAATTCAAAAAAGAAAAAAAATAAAAGCATCTGTAATAGAGTATTAAAATGAAATCATTTAAAGAATTTTATAAAAATAATTATTATATAATAGATGAAGAAATTCATAATGAACTTCAATCTATATTAGATGTGCCAAGTGAAAGTGAAGAAGAAAGAACTAAAAGATTAGAAAAAAATCCTTGGACTGCATCTAAATTTGATCCTGCTGTTACTAAACTAAATAATTTTACTAAAAAAGCTAGAGAATTATTATCTAGGGGAGAAGATACTGGATTAGAAAATAGTAAACCTAAAAAAGGTTCTTCTAGAGCAGTTTTCTTCCCAAAAGATCCTAAAAATATTACTTTAGATGGAATTCCTACTAAAGCTAAAACAGTTGTAAAAATAGCATTTCCTGGTAGATTAGATAAATTCAGAAGAAATGATGAAAGATTATTAGGTGAACATCAAAACTCAACAGAGTCAGATCATGTTATATCTAACAATTTTGGTATGTTATCAGAAAATCATGATGGATCATATTCAACAAATCCAGATGGAGTATTAGCACCTGTTTTTAACAGACATCCTGACCATCATCATTTAGAAATGGGTCATGTATCTCCAATGAAAAAATCTGATTTTCAAAAATTAACAGTATCAGAATCTCATCCAAAAGGACTTAAATTTGATGATATGTATAATGCATTAAATAAAGAACATAAAGATGCTAATGGCTTAGATGGATTTACTCCACGCTCTCATACTGATAGTTTGCATGAAAAAACTATGCAACATCCATTCGTTAATAAAGTTGCTGATATGATGTTTACTAATGGATTTCATCCAGGAGATATTTCAATTAGAAATATGGGAATTTGGACTCATCCACATACAGGTAAACAATATCCAGTAATGTCAGATTATGGATTTACAGATGATGTTGCCAATCATTATTGGCAAAGAAGACAAAGAGCATCAAGAAATTATTAAAAATACTATAAAGGGAGTGAAAAAGCTCCCTTTATAATATAATCTTATACTATTTAAGCAACTTTTCTAGTAGATAAATCATCAAATTTTTCATAATTCTCTACGAATGATTTCTTATTTTTCTTATAAGAATCTTTTTGTGAAATTTTTACTTTTGGTTTTTTGAATTTATCAGAAGGTTCTTTACGATATGTTTTAGCCATACTCAGTTATCTTTATTATCAGTTTTAATTACATTAATTTTATCAAGATCTTGATTAGATCCTTGTCTTGCTGGTTTTCTATTGAAAAATTCAGCAGTTTTTTTAATTTCCTCTTCATAACGTTTTTTATCATTTTCATCAGGTATATATTCGTTAGCCATTTATGTCATCCTTAAAATAATTATTTATAATTTGTTTTATTTTCACCATATAAGTATCTATATATTTTATTTCAAAAGAGGTGTTTATGAAAAATATTTATGAAATTGTTTTAACAAATTTCAATGAACCAAATGATGTTCAATCAAAGACTATATTTTTTGTATCTGATAATTTAAATGATATTTTATCTTATATTAGATCAAATAAAGATTTAACTAATTTTGTTGTATCTAATATAGTTATGATTAATCAAGGATCAGAAGTAATTTATATTTAATTATCATCCGACTACAGAGTAATAGTAACACAGGATAGAAAAAAAGTCAAGAACTTTTTTATTAGATATAGACTTAGATTATAAGAATTATTTTAAACTTATTAAAATCTGTATAAAGATAAATACTATTATTTTATAAAGGAATTTAGATGAAAATTCTAGTAATAGATTCGGAAGGATTTTGTTTGGATTTTGCATGGAGATGTAAATTAAACAAACATGATGTTAAATATCACATAGCAATGAATCCAAAAAAAGGAATAATATCAACATATGGAGATGGTATTGTTTCTAAAGTAAATGAATATAAACCATATATGGATTGGGCTGATTTAATTGTTCTTTGTGATAATATAATTTTAATGGAAGAAATGAAGAATTATAGAAACAAAGGATATCCAATATTTGGTATTGATGATGATATTTCTAAATGTGAATTAGATAGAAATTATGGGCAAGATTTATTTAAAAAATATGGTATAGAAACTATGCCCTATGAAGGTCCATTTAATGATTATGATTCTGGAATAAACTTTGTTAAAAAGAATCTAGATAAACGTTGGGTTTCAAAACCTTGTGGAGAGGAAACAGATAAATCATTATCATATGTTTCTAAATCTGCTGAAGATATGATATTCATGCTACAAAAATGGAAAGAAAAAGGAAAGAAACAATCATTTATTTTACAAGAATTTAAACCTGGTATTGAAATGGCTGTTGGTGGTTTTTATGGACCAGGAGGATTTTCTAAATACTACTTAGAGAATTTTGAATTTAAAAAATATTTAAATGGAGATTTAGGAGTAAATACAGGAGAACAAGGAACTGTAATAGGATATGTTCAAAAATCTAAACTAGCTGAAGAATTACTAACTCCTTTGATTCCTTATTTAAAATCAAAAAATTATTGTGGTTATATTGATGTTGCTTGTATTATTGACGAAAAAACAGGAACTCCTTATCCATTAGAATTTACTTCAAGATTTGGATATCCATTATGGCAAATACAACAAGCATTACATATAGGAGATCCTGCAGAATGGATGTTAGATCTTATTAAAGGAAAGGATACTTTAAAAGTTAAGGATAATAAAGTATGTATAGGTGTTGTTCTTTCTAATGGATCTTACCCTAAAAAAGCAGATGATTATTACGAAGAACAAGATTATCCTATTAAGTTAGATAAGGTTAATATGAATGATATTCACCCTTCAGAAGTTAAGATAGGAAAGACTTTAAAAATTTCAGATGGTAAAATAAAGGAAGTTGATGGTTGGGTTACTGCTGGAAATTATATTCTAACTGCTACTGCATGTGGAGATACTGTTTCAGAAGCTAAAGAAAAAGTTTATAAAATTTTAAAAAATATTGAAGTTGGAAATTCTCCACAATATAGAACTGATATTGGAGATAGACTTAATAAACAACTTCCAACAATTCAAAAATTTGGATATGCTAAGATGTTTAAGTTTGATGAAAAATCTAAAGGGTCTGAGGTTGCTGAACAATACGCACAAGCTATATCTAGAAAGATAAAATTTTATTGACATTTATTTTTAAATTTTAGATTAAAAGTGTTGACTTGATGTAGAAAAACTCGTATACTATATGCTCTTACAATCGACAAGTGGAGTTTTTGTGAATATATTTTATCTTGACCACAATTATAAAGTTTGCGCTCAAATGCACAACGACAAACACTGCATCAAGATGATTCTTGAGTATTGTCAACTTTTATCTACTGCTCATCGTGTTCTTGATGGTGTTGATTCAGTAGAAAAACGTGCAGTTGCTGGATCATTTCCTGTTCGTTGGCGTAATGTAAAAAAATGGAAACTTTCTGATGATCGTGACAATATTTTATATGCAGCTACTCACATCAATCATCCTAGTGCTATTTGGTGTCGTGCTTCAAAAGCTAACTACGATTGGCTATACTCATTGCTAGTAGAACTATGTAGTGAGTATACCTACCGTTATGGTAAAGTTCATAAGTGTGAGCAAATTGGTTTGGTTAAGAAACTGTCTGAGTATCCAAAAAATATCAAGATAGGTCTATTCACGCAACCTACTCCAGCTATGCCTGAAGAATATGTTATCAAAAATGATTCCATAAAGTCTTATAGAAATTACTATATAAACAGCAAACAACATATCGCACAATGGTCAGGAAAGATAAATAGTAGAGAAGTACCAAATTGGTATTCTCAAGGAATTCTGGATTTATTAACAGAACAGGCTCAAAAATTAAATATGGGGTATTAAATGCCAATTTATGATATAAAGAATAAAGACACTGGAGAAATAGAAGAAAAATTTATGACTATTTCTGAATATGAACAATATAAAATTGATCATCCCAATGAAGAACAAGTTTTCACAACAATGAATTTTGCAGATTCTGTTTCTTTAGGAATTAAAAAACCACCAAGAGAATTTCAAGAGGGAGTTATCGAAAGAATTAAAAGAAATACCCCAGGTCATAATATTCAAAGCAGATGGGACTAAATACAATTTTGTTATGTATATTAATGTTTTTTTGACTTCTATTAACTACAAAGGGCAGATATTGCCCTTTTTTCTTTTCAAGGATGTTTATGTCAAAAATAAGAAAACTAAACAGCAAATTCTTAAAATCTTCAGAGATAGATAGAGAGATGGATAATGTAACTTCGATAAAAGGCAGAAAAAGAAAACCACAAAATTCTAATACAGGACAATTAGTATTAAAGGAAATTCAACCATTAACAGATAATCAAAAATTAGCTTTTGATTCATATTATTCTGGTAGAGAATTAATTCTAAGTGGATTTCCTGGAACTGGAAAAACTTTTTTAGCTATGTATCTTGCATTAAATGATTTATTCTATTCAGAAAATGATTATGAAAGAATTATTATATGTAGAAGTTTAGTTAAATCTAGGGAAATAGGACATTTACCTGGTTCTGTTGATGAAAAAGCTCAACCTTTTGAAGCACCTTATATTTCTATATGTAATGAATTGTTTAGTAGAGGTGATGCATATTCAATATTATCTAAAAAGGATATAATTCAGTTTGAAAATACTTCATTTTTAAGAGGATTATCTTTTAATAATGCATTAATTATTATTGATGAAGCTCAAAATTTCAATTTCCATGAAATTGATACTGTTTGTGGTAGAATAGGTAAAAATTGTAGAATAATTTTTTCTGGAGATATACATCAATCTGATTTAATCAATACTAGAGAATGTAGTGGGTTTGCTAAATTTTTAAAAATCGCAAACATTATGGATAGATTTAATGTTGTAGAGTTTGAGGTAACTGATATAGTAAGAAGTCAATTTGTATACGACTATATTGTTGCTAAACATAGAGTAGAACAAGGATATGATTAATAAAAGAAAATATAGAAGTATTTTCATTTCAGACATTCATCTTGGAACTAGAGATTGCAAAGCAGAATTGCTTTGCAATTTCTTAAAATATAATTCAGCTAATACAATATATCTTATTGGAGATATTATTGATGGTTGGAAAATGCAACAAAATAAATGGAAATGGAAAAAATCTCATACAAATGTAATTCGTCAAATTTTGAATCATTCAAAAAAAGGTTCAAAAATAGTGTATATTACAGGGAATCATGACGAGTTTTTGAGACCTTTATTAATATATGATTTTTCTTTAGGTAAAATAGAAATAGTTAATAGAATTGATCATATAGGAGTTAATGGTAAAAGATATTTAGTAATACACGGAGATTTATTTGATGGTATTTCTAAATTAGCACCTTGGTTAGGATTTTTAGGAGATAAATCATATGATTTATTATTATATCTAAATTCTAAATATAATTGGTTCAGACATAAATTTGGATTTGGATATTGGTCATTTAGTAAATATCTAAAACATAAAGTTAAAGGTGCTGTTGATTTTATTTTTGACTATGAAAAAAATTTAGTTGACTATTGCAGAAGAAAATTCTATGATGGTGTTATCTGTGGACATATTCACCATGCAGAGATAAAAGAAATCGAAGGCATAGTCTATATGAATGATGGAGATTGGGTAGAAAGTTGTACCGCATTAGTTGAACATTTTGATGGTACTTTTGAAATAGTAAATTGGAACGAAATTAAAGAAACTAAAGAGGATAGATGTGAAGAAAATATTGATAATAACTGACACAACCCTTAAACAAACTAATGGTGTTGTTAGAACTCTAAACAAAACAATGGAAATTCTTTCTGAAAAAAATGAAATCTCTTTCATCAATCCAGAAAGATTTAAAACTATTTCTCTACCATTCTATAAAGAAATTGACATTTCATTGAATATATGGAAAATTGGTAAAATGATTGAGGATATTAGTCCTGATTTTATTCATATTGCTACAGAAGGTCCAGTTGGATTAGCAGGAAAGTTATATTGTGATAGGAAAACCTATAATTATACAACATCTTATCATTCTATGTTTCCTGAGTTTATTAAAAACATTTTTGGGATTTCTGAAAATTTAACATATCCATATTTCAAATGGTTCCATTCAAAGTCTAAAAATATATTAGTTCCTACTAATATAGTAAAAAATCTATTAATATCTAAAGGATTTGACAATCTTGTTGTTTGGAAAAGAGGAGTCGATAGAAAAGTATTTAATTCTTCTCATAGGAATAGGCCATTTGATTCACATTTAAAATTTATTTTATGTGTTAGTAGAGTTTCTAAGGAAAAAGGTTTAGATGATTTTTGTAATATTCCTGTACCAGATGGGTATTTAAAAGTTTTAGTTGGTGATGGTCCTTATTTAAAAGAACTTATGACTAAGTATCATAGCGAAGTATCATTTGTTGGAAAATTAACAGGAAAGAATCTTTCCACCATCTATGCTAATGCAGATGTTTTCGTTTTTCCTTCTAAAAATGATACCTTCGGGTTAACACAATTAGAAGCAATTGCTTCAGGTACTCCTGTATTAGCATATAGAGGTACTGTTTCTGATGAGATAATTAGAGAAGGTAGAAGTGGATTTCTAGTAGAAGAATTCGGAGTTGGTGAATTAGATGCTTGTTTAACATTATCCAGAAAATATGTAGAGGATGAGTCTTATAATTGGACTTGGAAAAAGTGTACTGCAATTTTTTACGAAAGTTTAGTTGAAAAATAAATTATGTTTTTATATTGCCCTCCAAAAGAAATATATGATTTAAAAACTGAAATCATTAATAATAAACGTCATTACGTTACTCCTAATGGAAAGTATGCGTCAATAACCACAATATTAGGATCTTTTAATAAACAAAGGCTTTTTGATTGGAGAAAAAAAGTTGGGGAGGAAGAAGCTACTAGAATTTCCACTAGAGCTTCTTCTAGAGGAACCAAAACACATTCTTTATGTGAACAATATTTGAATAATAAAGCTATTGATTATTCTGATTTTGCTAATACAATAGCATTAGATTGTTTTATTTCAATTAAACCATTTTTAGATAATATTAATAATATACATTATTTAGAATGTGCTTTATATTCTGATAGGTTAAAAGTTGCTGGAAGATGTGATGCTATTGCTGAATATGATGGAGTATTATCAATAATAGACTATAAAACATCAACTAGATTAAAGACTGAAGAAGATATACAAGATTATTTTCTACAAGCAACATTTTATGCTATGGCTTATTATGAATTAACTGGGATAAAAATAAATCAAATAATTATAATAATAGCTGTTGAAGATGATAACCCTCAAATTTTTATAAAAGATATAAATAGTTATATTAAAATTTTAATAGGTAAAGTTAAATGTTATCATTCAAGAAATTCATAAAAGAATCAATTGTTCATCCTAAATTAGGAGAACATGGAGAATCTGTTTATATTGAAAATCCATCAAATCCATCTCCAATAGAACATTGGCATGATTCAACCAAACACGCAACAGTAGTTCCAAAAGGAGAACTCCCACAAGAATTAAATGGAGTTAAATTTGAATCTTGGAAAAATTCTCCAAAAAATAAAGAAGAATGGAATTCTGTCGAAGGACAAGGTGATTTTGAAGAACCTCCTTTAATTAATACAAATAATAAAAGAATTGCAACTGGAGCAATAATACATGAAAAAGATGGTAGAGTGTGGACATTATCCCCAACAAATGGATTTGGTGGATATGATACAACTATTGGACCTAAAGGTAAATTAGATTCAGGGTTGAATCATAGAGCAAATGCTATAAAAGAAGCACACGAGGAAACAGGTCTAAAAATAGAATTATTAGGACATGCATATGATTCTAATAGATCTACTAGTTTGACTAGGTATTATCATGCTAAAAGAGTAGGAGGAACCCCATCAGAAATGGGATGGGAATCTCAGGCAGTTCATTTAGTTCCAAAAGAAAAATTAAAAGATCATTTAAACTCACCACTAGATAAAGAGATAGTAGAAAAACTATGAAAACATTCAAAGAATTTATATCAGAAGAATTTATAAAGACATCTGGAGCATTAGGTTCAAATCCAGGAGGGATATATCAACATAATGAAACAGGTAAAAAACATTATATTAAATTTCCAGAACATTCAGATCAAGCAAAATCAGAAGTTTTATCTGGAAAACTTCAGGATTTGATGGGTATTAAAACATTAAATCCAGAAATAGCTAATATAGAAGGAAAAGAAGGTGTTTCCACTAAATGGAAAGAAGGATTGACTCCAATAAAATTAAATGATGTTAAAGATATGACTCCAGATCAACATCATACTATAGGGAAGATATTTGCACATTCAGTTTTAACAAAAAATTGGGATGGTGTTGGAACAGGTCTTGATTATGGTCAAGGTAATATATCATCGGATAGAAAAGGAGTTCTTCATGGAATAGATCCTGGTGGTTCTTTCGAGTTTAGAGCAAGAGGTGGACATAAACCTTACACTTCTGATATATCAGAGATCAGATCTTTACGAGATCCTAATGTTAATCATGAATCTGCTCATGTATTTAATACTGCGTTTTCGATGACTCCAGAAGCTTTGCATCACGGAATAGAAGCTGTACGAAATATTGATCAAGGAAAAGTTTATGATGCTTTTAAAAATTCTGGACTTCATAATTGGGAAGATCTACACAGAACTTTTCATGAGAGAAGAAATAATTTCCTAGATCATTTCCAATCAACAGTTGACAAATAGATCATAGGTTGATATACTGTATTTTTGTTATGGAGAATGTGTATGTGGTTAGTTTTGAATAAAGGATTTCTTTCTATTGTTAACAAGGAAGGAAGTTATGTGGTTAGATCTAGAGTCAAAGAACATTTGTCTTTTTATTTTCCAAATTTTGAAATTGAAGAAGGAGGTGGAACAGACTATCAATATAGAATCAGATTGACGAAGAGTCAGTTGGATAATTTTTTTAGTCTTCTGCCTAATGAAATAGTATATTCTAATTTTAAAGATTCTATTGAAGATAATGCAATCCATAATTTTGCTAGTCGAATATGGACTTTAGGGTGGCAATTATTTTCGTATAAATAATATATTGCCCCAAAAAATGGGGCAATAACAAGATAACTTTAAAAGTAAAGTAATCTTAAATCATCAAATAGAAAATTGAATTATTGTAATTCAATCGTTATAGGAGAAAAAAGAAGATGAAATTATTCATTTTATGCTTGACTCTTTTTATGTCAAGTGTCACAATGTCGAAAGAGGTTGTACATCAAGTCGGAATAGCTAGTTGGTATGGATATGGACTTAACGGAAGAAAAACTGCTTCTGGTGAAAGATTTAATACTAATTCATATACAGCAGCACACAAAAACTTGAAATTCGGAACTTCTGTTAGAGTGACTAATCTAGTAAATAAAAGATCTATAATAGTAACAATTAATGATAGAGGACCATTTATCAGAGGTCGAGTGATTGATTTGTCTAAAGCAGCAGCTAATGCCGTTGGTATTAGAGGAACAGGAAAAGTTTCTTTAACTATTTTAAAATGAGAGTTAAATAAACTATTTAAATTAGAGGTAATATTAATGAAAGTGTCTTTGTCTGACATGGAAAAGTTTTCTGATAGGATAAATAAGATAGTTCAAGATGATAAGCTAGAATATATAGATGCTATAGTTCATTTTTGTGAAGAATCAGGAATTGAAGTTGAAATTGCTGCTAAACTTATTACTCCAGCAATAAGACAAAAAATTGAATTTGAAGCTATGCAAAATAGATTAATTCAAAAATACCCAGTCCTTCCAATATAATGAATGTTAATGAATCATATAGATTTTATAGTGCTATAAAAGTTCATTTTAATTGTGAAAAATATGATTTTTTCCAAAGAAATGGTAGTATTTACAGACCTAAAGTATTGTCTAAAACACAATTCAATCATTTTGAAAAACTAGGAAAAAAATATGATTCTGAATTAATTGATTTTTATGTATCTAATTTTTTAGAAAATCCAAAAATTAGCATTTATCAATTAATTAATAAAGAAGCAGAAGATGTTTTTATAGAATGGAAAAAACGTAATCAAGCTTTTACGTTTAGATTCAAGGAAGATCTTGTTAATTTAATTGATAATTATACCTTTGAAGATATTTTCAAAGGAGATTATCCAAAGTTATTGACAAAGACATTGCAATATGAGATAATGTTTGAGTCATTTGTAGTCTTAAATCATCATTTAAGACTTTCTAATAATTGGGATAGTAAGTTTAAAGATAATTTGATATGGAAACCTATATCATTTAAATCTAAAAAATATTATCCTTTTATTAGATATGATAAATCCAAGATAAAGGAAATCTTGGTTAATTGTTTAAGGATGAATACTTAAAAATTTATATTATGTAATTTAGTGGACTAGTTGTTAACACATTGTATACACGAGGAAATATATATGTCATCATTTTTAAATTTGAAAAGAAATTCCAGTAATAATTATGATAATCTAACTAAAGCTGTTGAGTCGATGAATTCATCTACAACATATGGTTCTGAAGATAAAGATAAAAATTATTGGAAATGCGAGCTTGATAAGGCTGGTAATGGATATGCTATTATTAGATTCCTTCCAATAAGCCCACAGGATTCGGATGAGAATGGAAATTCTAAGACACCAGGAGGTGCTCCTTTCGTTAAATATTACGATCATGGATTCCAAGGACCAGGTGGTTGGTATATTGAAAACTCTCTTACTAGTATAGGACAAGCTGATCCTCT